CCCCGCCGTTCCCGTCCTTCGCCAGCGGTGTCGGCAGCAGTCCGCCTCGCGACGAACCACACCCTGTCCCTCCTGTGCGGCGCTCCGACGGCACAAGCCGGTATAACAACCGGCTGGACGGTATATCCCGCGTCCTCGATGTCCTGACAGATGCGGTCGAGGACATACCGCTGCTCCTTTCGGTATAGGTTAGTTTCCTCGAAAAGATCTTCTGTGCGACCCATGTCAACCTCCTTGCCGGGGAGTACCATCGACGCGATCCCAAACACATTCTCGCCCACGAACCAAGCGGGCCGGATCTCATTGATGGCACGAAGAGTCTCCGGCCAGAGGTAGCGGTCATCATCCGCTCCCCTACGCTTTCCGGCCATGCTGAAGGGCTGGCAGGGGAACCCTGCGGTGAGGACGTCGACGCGTCCTCGCCACTCCGTGAAGTTTGTCGTCCTGATGTCATTGTATTCTTTTGATTTAGGGAACCAGTATCTCAATACCTTGCGGCCGAACTCGTTGATGTCGCAGTGGAACAGGTTCTCCCATCCCAGCCACGCCGCGGCTATCTCGGCCCCTCCGATGCCGCTGAACAGCGACGCGTGCGTCAACATTTTGCCGGAGTTCTCCGGTCTCTCGTGCCACATCATGTCCTGTCACTTTTGACGGCCTGCATCCTCACCTCCCACCTCGTGTCCAGCGTGGCGAGCAGCTCGGCTCTTTTTTTTCTCGCGGCCTCCTCCGTGTCGAACCACCACTCGTCGTGGCGGTTGAAGAAGTCCGAGGAGACCATGTAGCGTATCGCTGTCATGTTTTCTTGTTTCGTCTTTCTTGCCATAATTCTTAGTCTTTTTTATAATAAGGTGTGATGTATCCGGCCCCGCAGAGCGGCAGTCCTTGCGCCCATTCGGGCGTGTCCGCGAACGCCTTGCGGATCCGTTCCAGTTCCTGTGTCGCGGTGCCCGCCGGCACCTCGGTGATAATCTCGTCGTGGACGTGGGCGACTATGCCGGGGACGGCCAGCATCACGTGGCCGAGGCAGTCCCTGGCTATCGCCTGGACGATGTTCTCTGTGATCTTTCCCCCGTAGGTCTCCACGTCCCCGTAGCGGCCCGTCTTCTGGTTCGTGCCCCTGTAGACGAGTCGCCTCTTGCCCTGATGGTCTCCCAGCCTCATTTTCGGGTACACCAGCCGCCGCCCGCTGGGGAGTGTCACTGTCAGGTTGTCCCTGACCCTCGTTATCCTCAGGCCGCCCACGCGCTCCACCGTGTCGAAGGTGGCGCAGCGTATGAAGGCCGCCTCCAGCGTTTTCCAGAGCCTCACGATGTTCGGGTTGGCCTTGCGCCAGTGCTCCACTATCTCTCTTTCCTCGTCCTCGGTGAGCCCCATGCGTTTTCCGCCCATCGCCTCGAGTGCGGCCGCGCCGCCCCCGTAGCCGAGGGCGAGTACGGCGATCTTGCCCTTCTGGCGCAGTTCCGCGTTGCGTCCGTGCTTCTCGACAGGCACGTGGAACATCTGGCTGGCGGTGGCGCAGTAGATGTCGCCGCCGTTCCTGAACACGTCCAGGACCCAGTCCTCTCCTGCCAGCCACGCGGTGACCCGCGCCTCGATGGCGCTGAAGTCGCAGACCGCGAAGGTCTTGCCCTCCGGGGCCACGAAGGCCGTCCTGATGAGCTGCGATATCGTGTCCGGCACGTTGCCGTAGCAGAGCTGGAGGAGGTCGGTGTCGCCCTCCATAAGGGCCTCCCTTGCGAAGTCAAGGTCCTCGATGTGGTTCTGGGGCAGGTTCTGCATCTGCACCAGCCGCCCCGCCCATCGGCCCGTCCTCGACCCGTGGAACTGGAAGAGGCCGTGGACGCGCCCGTCCCCGCAGACGCAGCGCTCTATGGTCTCATATTTCTTGTTGCTGGTCTTGCCCATCTCCACCCTTATCTCAAGCACCCTGCGTTCTGGGGATCCTTTCGGGGCGGACTCCATCAGTTCGGGGATCATCTTCTTGTCGAGCCTCGCTATCGGCGCGTCGAGCATGGCTGAAAGCCATTCCCTGAGCTGGGTGACGCTGTTCGGGTTGTCCAGCCCCGTCAGCCTCTTGGCCTCGGCGCTCAGGTCCGCCTTGCGCAGTGTGTCCGCGCGGGCAGCGTTGCGCACCAGCCCCATATCCACCAGCACGCCGCGGTCGTTGATCCGCTGGTCTTCCGCGTAGAGTTCCCGCTCCTTGGGCGGCACCTTCAGCCATTCCAGCCTCCTGCAGATCTCGTACTCCACGTCCACGTCCCTTACGCAGTAGGCCTTGAAGGTCTCCCACTCTTCAGGGAAGTCGGCCGGCTCGGCCCTTTTGCCCCTTATGAACAGGCCGCTTTGCGGCTCGTGCGGGGTGCAGAAGAGCCTGATGAGGTCTCGTCCTTCTGTCATCTTCTGGTCCTCCAGCTCCAGTTCCGCGCCGGCCTCCTTCAGGGAGAGGGGCAGCCCCGCCCTGGCGCAGAGCACCATCGAGCACTCCCATTGCGCCGGGTCGAGCCATTCGCCTTGCGGCAGTACGCCCGTCCTCCTCAGGATGACCGAGAGGCACACCCGCTCGAAGGCCGCGTTGTGGGCGTGCTTGGTGACCCCGGGGTCGAGAAGGGCGTTTGCGAGCCATTCCGGCAGACGCTGGTCGTCCTGGACCTCTGTGATCATAGTGGGGTCCTCATCGGCCTTGTAGGCTATCAGGAGTACCCTGAAGTCGGGCGCGTCCGCGTATCTGTACAGGCCGCAGTCCGCTATGCTTTCCGAGCTGTAGGTCTCGATGTCAATGTGCAGGTGTCTCATTTCGTTTTGTCTTTTTTGGCCCCCGCCGCGGGTTCGGACCGCGGTCCCGGCCTTTGACCGATCCGGGGGCGGGTCGCTTAGAACGCGTCGTCAAAGTCGTCCGGCAGGTCGTTGAGTTCGCCGACAAGGTCTCCGAAGTCGGATTCAGCGGAGGCGCGGCCTCCGAGGTAGTCGCCGTCCTTGGTCTTGAGGATGTTGTTCAGGCCGGCCGCGACCCCCTTGTTGCCGGTGTTGGCGTACGGGAAGAAGTTGACGGAGGCGTAGCCGTAGCATCCGCTGTAGACCTCCTCCTCGGAGGCGGCCACGGCGGCGGGCTTGCCGTCCACCATTCCCGGCTTCACCACGCCCGGCTTGGTCTTGCTGCTGGCGTTGATGAACCACGAGTCCCTGTAGGCCTCGTCGTCCGGGCGGTCGATGTCCCCGTCCCTGAGCGGGTTCCTCCAGTTGCCGGCCTTGCCGCCCCACTTGGACTGGAGCCCTTGCTGGTAGGCCGTCTTGATGGCCGCCTTGATCCGGTCCACGAGGGCGGTGTCGCCCTTCGGGATGATGAGGCTTACGCTGTACTTTGGCTCGTTGCCGTCCACGCTGTCGGGCGTGAAGACGTGGAGATAGCTGAACCTTACTTCTCCGATGCGGACCTTGGTGTCCGCCATTGTCGTTGGATTTGCCATAATGCTTAGTTTTTTGTGTGGATTAATGTCTTGCTTGTCTTCTGGCCCGCATACTTGGCGGGTCCGGTGGTGATTGTCTGGACGTACTTGAGGCGCCCCTTCGTGTGAGCCTTGGAGTAGCGATACGGCTCCTTTCGGAACATACCGCTCTCGTCCTCTTGCAGTCTAAGGTAGCGGTCAAGGCGGCCGATCAGGCGCATAAGTTTATTGATCAGCATAGCTATTCGGTATTGATGATGTCGTTGAAATCGTCGCCGGCGTTGTTGATCTCCGGCCTCGGGTCGTCCTCGGGGACGAGGGTAGGCTTGCCTTTGGGCTTGATGACGAGGTCTCCCAGAATCTCCTTGAAGCCCTTCTTGGTCAGGTTCTTTTCCAGCTCGGTGATCGTCCGCAGTTCTGGCGCCTTGAGGTAGACGCTTTCGAGGTAGTCCCTGCTCGCCAGTCTTACGATGGCCTGCTCCTTGTCGCTGATGGATCTTACGCTCCGGCCCTCGACCAGCTTGAATCCTGGGAACCTTTCCCCGTTCAGGGCGGCCTCCAGCGCGCGGCCCTCCACGGCGTCCAGCCATGTCCTGACCACCGGGGCCTTGCGCAGGTAGTCCGCTATCCCGTCGTTGTCCAGCGTTTCCGCGTTGACGTCCGCGCATTGTGTGGCGAGGTCCGCCAGCGCCTTGCACTTGTGGGCGACCTTGCAGAACCGGCAGTGTGTCCCCGGCACGGTCGGTCCTATGCCCTGGTAGGCGAGGGCGGCCTTTGGCCTCAGCTCCTTTTCCGCCCACTCCAGAAGGGCGCAGGCGGCGAAGGCGTCGGTGGACACCCATCCGAGCCTTGGCTGGATGATCGTGGCGCGCAGTGTGGCGATGTCGTAAAGTTCGCCCTGGGCGAGGTACGCACCGAGGGCGTAGAGCCTCATCTGGGTGTTGCCCCCGGCTGACACCTTCACCCCCTTGCCGTACTTGAGGTCGTAGACGGAGAGGGTGTCGCCGCTGATGATGACAGCGTCGGAGCTTCCGAAACTTTCGGGGACATATTCCCGGAGGCTGTACATCTGCTCCACCAGAAGTATCGCGTCAGGGTCGGACGCGCGTGCCGTCAGGAAGTCCTCGTAGACAAGACGGACGTAGTTGTCCCAGACCGCCGAGGCCATCTCCTGCCAGTCGTACCTGTCGTACCTGTCCTTGGCGCATTCCTCCTTGAGGGCGTTCCAGAGCCTTTCGGGGCATTCGCCCACGCTTTCCGCGTTCGTCTCCTTCAGCCAGTCGAGGCAGCGTTCGGCGAACGCGTGGGCCGTGGTACCCTCCCTGGTGAAGACGGTGTCCTTGTTCGGCTCCCTTTCCTCCAGCCTCGCGGAGGCCGGGCAGGCCAGCCATCTGGCGGATGAGGACGGGGCTAATATGGCGTGTCTGTCAGGCATTGTCCTGTCCTCCCTTCTCCAGAACGGCCAGCCTCCTGAGCAGTTCCGGCCTTTTGTCGTTGGGGCACTCGCTTGACGCGCCGATGCCGAACTCGTTGAACAGGGCGCGGACGGTCTTCACGTCCGTGCGGTTCTTGGCCAGCTTCACGGCCTCCCTGAGGGCCACGTCCGTGATCGTCTCAGGCTCTTTCGCGTCATTTTCTTTCGCGTCCGTGCCGATTCCGGTCGTTTCCGGTCGTTTTTCGGCCGTTTCCGCGCGATTCGGGGCCTTTTTCGTTCCGGCCGGCGTGTTGCTTTCCTTGGCTGCCGTTTCGCGCTCGGCGGCCTTTTCTGTGGCGGCGCTTGGCGCGCCCGCCCTTTCCCGAAGGATCAGCTCCTTGAGCGTCCTTCCTGTGTCCTCGGTCAGTCCGACCTGGACGTTGATGTTGATGTTTATAGGATCCATAATGCTTAGTGGATTTGTCTTTGGCGGGGCGGGGGAGTCGAACCCCCGAATCGTCGTGTGCTTTGAAATGTGAATATTCCGGATCCCCGCTTCGCCGCCGTCTCAGCGGCCGGCCCTCATCGCCTCCAGCACCTTTTCGGCGTCGAAGAGGATGGTCTGGCCGTATCTGTAGGTCGCCTTCCTGAGAAGGCCTGTCTTGGCGATCCTCCAGGCCTGTGTCTTGGAGCACCCGAGGAGTTCGGCGAGGCCGTCCCACCCCTTGACGATCCATCTCTCGGGACCCTTCTGGGCGGGTGTCTCCTTCTGCTCCGGCTTGGCCTCCACGGGCTTGAATCCGGCCTCCCTGAGCCATTCGGCAAGCTGGCCGAACGTCAGGTCTATAATGCGTGTGTCGGCGTCCATGTCGTCTTATTTTATGCGTGTGACTGTTATGCTTTTTCCCGCGGGGGCGTTGACCGTGAACGCCTTTCCGGTGTCCCTGCCTACGGAGCAGGCGGTGGCCCGCAGCACGGAGGCCTTGGCGGCCCTGGCGAATGTGACGCTTTCGCCCACGCCCAGCAGGTCGATCGCGTTCCGGTAAGAGTTTCTTTTCTTTGTCATGAGTGTCTGTTGATTTGGTTCATTTCAATGTATGTGTCTATATAGTCGTCGACCGCCTGCTCCCAGAGGTCGTGGGCCTGTTGGTACTCGTCCTCGCTGTCGTATTCGGACGGCTCTGGCTCTTTGTATGGATAGAAGCGGATCATACGTCGTCCTCCTTCCATTCGGGGTGGTTGCGCTCCATCACCTTTGCGGCGGCGTAGAGCAGTGCGGCCCCGGCTATCTTTGCGGCCGCGAGCGAGGCGAGGTTACCGTCAGGCTGCTCTCCTATCAGGAGAAGCAGGGCGGCGGCCGCCGCGAGGGCGGCCACCGCGTCCTTGATGATCCTTACCATAGGGCCTTGATGATTATCTTCATCCGCCCGAGGACGGTGTTGAGCTGTGCGTACAGGGCGGAGGTGACCTCTTCCTGGCTGTTGCCCGTCTTGGCCTTGATGGCCTTGGTCGTTCCCTCCAGCCTCCAGATCATCTTCTTGATCTTGGCGTAGTCGTCGGTGAGGGACTCCATCTCGTCCTCCAGCGGGTTGCTGGATATCACCTCCGTGAAATGGTTCTTGTGGATCTCCTCAAGGAGCGGCTCCACCTCGTTCCTGATGAGGTCGCCGTCTCCCTCCGTGCGGAGGGTCCAGTCTCCGTTGGCCTTCTGGCTGAGGACGGCGATCCTGCCGTCCTCGTGCTCAAATAATCTTGCGTTCTTTTCCATATCTGTGATTTTTTATTGGTTGCTCAGTGTGTTGTTGATTATGTCCCGTATCATCTGGATGGTGTCGTCGTCGAGGGTGTTGGTGTCCCCGATCGCCAGCTTGGCGATCAGCAGGACCAGGACCTTGCGGAGCTCGTTGTTTCTGTCCGCCAGCTTGTGGTTCTCGCTTACCAGCTCGGTGTCCTTTGCGACGAGGCTCTTCATCCTTTCGGAGAGGTCGTCCCTTTCGGCCCTGGCCGTGAGCATGTCGGCGACCGCGCTCGTGCCCACCTGGCGCGCCCAGTCGTAGGCCCTCTGGGGGCCGCCGTTCCTCAGCCATTCCTTGCAGAACTGGTCTTTTCCCACGTTCTGTCCGGCCTCCATATACTCTTCATGGATGAGCGCGAAGTGGGCGTCTGTCGGGGTGAACCCCGTGCGCTCTATGAATTCCTGCTTTGTCATATCCGTTTGTTTTTTAGTTGTTTATTCCTATATTTGTTTATTGATATGTTTATTTATTCATATCTTTCGGGTACAAAAGTAAACAAAGTTTAGTAAACTACAAAACATTTTGGTAAATATTTACCAAACTTTTTGAATAAATGTGCTAACTGCTTCTTTATGAAAGGAATAAGAGAATTTCGAGTCGCAAATGGCCTAACTCAGAGCCAATTGGGCGACTATTTAGGTGTCGGAAAGAGTTTTTTATCAAGTATTGAGACGGGTAGGGCTAAGTTGCCGCCAGAAAAGTTTAGTAAACTTTTGAACAATGATCAAGGATGGGATACGTCTATGCTGATAGCAGATTTATCGAATAGCCCTTCAATTAAGATAGGCAATGTCACGGCTACGGCCTCGTCGTCCGGCTCGGATTCGTCCGAACTGGCGGCCCTGCGTGCGGAGAACGAGAGCCTGAGGGCGCAGGTGGACCGCCTCACTAAAATCATAGAGAATCTTACTACAAAATAGCGGTATTATGGGGCTTTTCGGGAACGAGGTGTATACCGAGGAGGGGTACAAGGCCGAGATCAAGCGGCTTGTGGGTCTGCTGGAGGCGGACGGCTACAAGCGGTGGTGGCTGGGCGCGTGCCCCGGCGTTTGGTATCTCATCGAGTGGATCATCGTTGGCTTCGTTCCCGTTCTTGGTGTGTGCTCCATTCCGGTGCTTGGGTCGTTCGCCTGGCCGTGCCTCAGGGCAGAGGACGTTTACCGCAAGAAGAATGTCGTGGCGTGGACACCCGGCTGGTTCGGCGGTGGATCGTACCGCAAGAGGAGCGACCTCCGTTCCTTGCGCGCCGGCCATTACGGCGTGGCCCTCTTCCAGTCCCTGCTTTGGGTCGCACTGATCGGGTCGCAGATCATCTGGCGCTGGGCCGCCCTTTATTATTTTGCCTATGACCTTTAAGGCCTATGTATAATTAAAAACACTTTTTATGTCTGATGATGATTCGATAGGCAGGCTTTCGGGACTGATAGCCGCCTTTTTTGCCCAGTGGGGCGAGACCTCAAAAAAGCTGCAGGAGAGCAGCGATGAACGCCTTGACCGCGCCAACGCCATAGTGCAGACTCTTGGCCGGTCGCTTGACAATCTTACTGAGATAGCCGGCCGGAACGCCGAGCTGGCCGCCTCGCAGGGTGAGCTGAGCAAGAGAAGCCTGGACGCGATGAACGACCGGCTTGTCTGTATCCGCAATGACCGCGACAACCTGCGCGACCGCCTTTCGGAGGCGCAGGACGAGATACGCCGCCTTACCGACCTTTGCGCCGGCCTGCGTCTCGTCATCGTTGATATGACCAGGGGCGGCCATACCTCCGTTTCCGCCACCATTGGCGATATAACCTCAAGGTCCGATGTCAGATAGGGAGATAGCGGGCCGGTTTACCACCGCCCTGGACATTATAATAGACGGCGGCCTTATCCGTGGCCGCAAGACCTTCTGTGACCGCTACGGGATCAGCCGTGGCAGCCTCTACAACGCGGAGCACGTGACGTTCCGCGTGTCGCCTGTGTGGCTCTCTTATCTGGCTGTAGATTTCGGCTTGTCGTCCGACTGGCTGCTCACTGGGAGGGGGCTGCCGTAATGGTCAGGTTCATAACGTCCGTGGTCCTGGATGATCCGGGGCCGCGGGGCTCGCTGCTGCGTTTCCGCGTCAAGTGGGACGGCTCGCGGCGCGTGGTGTCCGTGAACGTGGGTTACCGCGTGGATCCGTCCGGATGGTCGCCCGCCACTTGCCGTTGCCGCAGAGGCACGGCCC